GAGAGGAAATTTCTCTACTTTCGTAAGTGGTGACAAGATTTGGACTGGAACTGCAGCGGTTGAGTCTTTAGACTTTACTGGTGACATGGAATCTCCAGCTACTTTCTCTGCATCATTCACTGGAACTGGAGCATTAGTGATGACTACCAACGCATAAACTAAAAACCAAAATATATGAGAGGACAATTTAACCTATCACTTTCTGATGGTAAGGTAATACCGCTGCGTTTCTGCACATGGTCTTTAAAGAGATTCTGTCAGTTACAAGGTATAGGCCCAACAGAGATAGGAACAGCTTTAAGCGGTGAAACTGCTTTAGATGCTATCGTTAATTTAGTAAGGTCTGCTGCTGAATACCCTTTCTACAAAGAAGGTAGAACGCCAGATTTTAAGGAGATTGACGTATGCGATTGGATAGATGACATGGGTGGTATCGGTGGAACACAATTCCAAGAAATCATGGCTGCACTATCAGAAAGTATGAATAGCGGATTAGAGCAACCTGGTTCTACGTCAACAGAGGCTGGTGAAGAAAAAAAAAATTAGAATGGATTGACATAGAAAGATATACAATGGGGGAGTGTCAAATACTTCCCCATTTGTTTTGGGAGATGACCATGGCTGAATTAGACTTTATTTGGTATGGTTATAGACACAAAGAGGAGCAAGAATGGGTGAGGTCAAGATGGCAAACTACTTTACTTATCAATATGCAGCTACCTAAAGGTAAAAAGGTTAAGCCTACTGAACTTTTAGAGTTAGATTGCGATAAGAGAAATAGAAAGAAGAATGTTAAGATAATGACTAACGAAGAGTTAGAGGCAGTTTTAAAAAAATACGAAAATATTAAACCAGTATAATAATGGCGAATCAAGAAGGTATTGATATTATAATTAAGGCCACCGACCAGTACACTAAAACCATAAATAACATTACGGCTTCAAATGAGTTATTTGGTAAAAGTGTAAAAAATATAGAAAAGGAAATATCTACACTTGAAAACTACATGGTAAAACTTGTAGCAAATGGTATGAGTCCAGCTAGTGCTTCTATTAAAATACTACAAACTAATTTAGACCAATTAAAAGGTACTTTAGCGGCTACTCAAACCGCTGCTAACGGAGCTGGTAGTGCAATAAGTGGAAGTGCAAATAATTTAAAAAAATCAAATCAAAATTGGACGGCTTTATCATTAGTTGTGCAAGATTTGCCTTATGGATTTAGGGGTATTCAAAATAACCTTCCTGCATTACTTGGTGGTATAGCAGGAATTGGTGGTGCAGCTTACTTAGCTTTTTCTGCAGTAATTGCAACACTTACAGCATTAGATTCTGGTCTTATAAGTTTTGGTGGAAAAGTTAAACTTGCAACTGATTACAATAAAGAGTTTGCTAAAAGTCTTGCTGAACAAAAAGTTAAATTAGATAGCCTATATGGTGTTGCTACTAATGCAAACAAATCAATGGATGATAGGATTTCTGCTGCTAAAAAATTAAAAGAAGAATATCCTAAATTATTAGAAAATTTTAGTGCTGAAGATATAGCTGCAGGAAAAGCAGCTACTGCTTATAATAAATTAAGTGCGGCTGTTGTTAGATATGCTAAAGCTCAAGCAGCTCAAACAGCAATTAAAGAAATTGTAACTAAGCAAATTGAGAATGATTTAAAAATTGCTGAAAAAGAATTAGAGTTTAAAGATGCAAGTCTTTCTGCAGATAAGGAACAAATAAAAATAGATAAAAAAAATCTAATATATGCTGCAGGAACTATTAACTTAGAAAGAGTTAGGGCTTCTACAATTAAAGATAATATTGATGGTTTAAAAGCTCAAAATAAACAATTAGATATTCAGCTTTCAAAATTCGAGGACATTTATGATGCAAATGTTTCATCTGAATTAGATACTCCTAAACCTGGTGGAAAAACTCAAGAACAATTACAAAGAGAAAGAGACCAAAAACTCCTAAAAGCACAAGAGGTACAAGTAAGCAATTATTTAGATACTTTAAATGAAAGAAATAAGGAAATAACACAATCTGAGCTAAAGCTACAAGAAGATATTGCTACATTAAATGCTGCTGGATTTACAAATTATGAAAATGCTTTTCTTGCTAATAGATTAAGGATTGAGGCTATAAACAAAAAATATAGCGATAAAGAATTAGAGGAAGCACAAAAAATAGCAGATAAGGTAGCAAGTATTCAACTTGACATGAGGTTTAAGATGGAATCTGCACTTGCTTCAATTAATGAACAATTTGCTAAAGAAGATATTAAAAATGTTAATGATAAGCTAAAAGCTACGTTAAGAGCAACAAGAGGAAATTATGAAGCTCAAAAAGCTGCTATTGAGGCAGCTATAGCAGATAATGAAAGACTTAAACAATCTGCTATTGAAGCTGGTTATGGTACAGAAGAGTTTAAAAAATCAATAGAAAACTTAAAATCGCAATTAGAGGGCCTTGTAGACCCTATTGAAAATTTTGGTATTCAGTTTAATGATATAATGAGAAATCTACAAACAAATGTGCTTGTAGAAGTAGGAACACAATTAGGTAATATTTTTAGCGGAGTAGAGGTAGATGCAAGTGCTTTTTTTAAATTCTTAGGAGATACATTAATTCAACTTGGAACTCAATTAATATTATTATCTAAATTATTTTTGACAATACAAGCATTATTTGCTTCTGGTGGTGCATTAGCTCCTTTTGCTATACCAGTAGGTATTGCTGCTATTGCTGCTGGTACTGCTCTTAAAAATATGGTAGCTGATAAAGCAACAAAATTTGCTTCTGGTGGTATTGTATCTGGGCCAACAATGGGATTGGTAGGTGAATATCCTGGTGCAAGTTCAAACCCAGAAGTTATTGCTCCTTTAGACAAATTGAAATCAATGATTAGTGGAGGTGAAGGAGGTGGTACCTTTGTACTTAGAGGACAAGATTTATTATTATCTGTTCAAAAGGCTCAAAAATCTTCTAAACTTAAAGGACAAAATATTAATTTAGCGTAATGTCATACCAATTAGCATACGAAATAACACAAGCTGGTAGGAATACTGGAACAAGCGTAGTTGCATATATATACAAAGAGACTGTTGGTAGTATTACCCCAGTGTCTTATACAGCTTCACAAATAACAGTAAATAACAATCCAAGTTCCGATGATTTAGAACCTGGACTTGTACCAATGACTGCTACTATTTCTATAGCATTAGAAACAGATGCTGATATTAGTAATCTACCTAATGTGTTAACTTATGATGATAGGCTTTATTATGTAACAATTTACTATGCTGGTTTTTTATTGTTTAAAGGATTTATCTTATCAGATTATATAGAATTATCATTTACAACTGGAGTTAAGTATATGACTATTCCATGCGTAGATGGATTACACTTCTTAAAACAAAAGACGTTTAGTCAAGATATAAACACTAATGGAGCTTATGGATTAGCTGGTATTATAACTGATGCTATAACTCAATTAGGTTATGGTGGTGATAGTTATTTTTATTCAGCTTGTAATTACTTTGCTTATGGCATGAACGATAGAAGCACAGCTCCTGCTGGTAGATATGAGCCATTTAATCAAACTTTTATTTATCCAAGAGATATACAAGGAGAGAACTATTATGATATATTAGAAGCTATTGCTGTTGCTTTTGGATGCAGATTCTTCCAAGCTGAAGGTAATTTTTGGATGGTTCCTTGTACTGAAATTATTAATAGTAGCAATTACTATACAAGATATTTAGTTAGTGGAGGTTCATTTAGTTATGATTCTTATGGAACATTATCTAATGCTATGTCTATAAATCCATATTCTTATAGTACAAGTAATTTTTACTTTATTAATAATGGTCAAATAAAGAACATTAAAAAAGGATATAATAGAGTAGTGGTATCTGGAGAATATACATATAATAAAGATTTTATATTTAATGGTAGATTTAAAAGTTATAACGCATCCACTAATCCAGATACTGTAACTGGGTGGACTTTATATAGACAGGTTCCACAAATAGACTTAAATGTTACTAATTCTGGTTCTGATTTATCTAATGAGGTAAGAATAGAAATACCAGTCGGTTTTAATGGAGAGTTTAGGTTTTATACTACTGGTTCTGTTGGTTCATACGATTTTTTGCCATATATTAATATGCCGATAGCTCGTATGTCATTTTACTTTAAAACAGAAGCATCCTTTTCTTTTACATACGATTATAGAATTATATTATATAGTGGCGGAACAGCCTATTACTACTATCCATCTGGCACTACAGAAGCTACAGCTTGGCAAACAACAAGTAATTACATAAGTTTTGGTACTGCAGCTAATGATTTCTTTAAATTAGAGCAAGAAATAAAAATGTATACTAAGGAGGGATTCATGAGTATTGAAATTAGAAGTGCATCAGCTCAATTTAATGGTTTTAAATCTATTACTTTAAAAGATTTTGTATTATCTCAAGAACAAGATAGTACAAACTATAAATCGCTTGACATTATTAGGTCAATAGGTACTGCGACAAATGAAAAAAACATAAATATTAGGTTTGGTTTAATTGATGTTAATAATGATAAGACTATTAATTATGGTGCATCAAATAATGGTTTATTAATTAAAGGAACTAAAGTTGGTAATAATCCTTTTCAACCATGGACATTATGGTATAAGCAAAGTGATACATCTACTTTTTATGATATGTTACCATATTTAGTAGCAAGAGATTTATCTAATATTTTAAATAAGAACATAGCTACTTTAGAAGGTGATTTAGGAAGGGTATATAATGCTGTTGGACTTTTATCACCAAATAAATTTTTAACTGTTGCAGACTCCTCTACTGGCCCATTTAGTTATAATGGTAAAAAGTTTGTTATTAACAGATTAGATGTTGACCCTTATACAGAACAAGTTAATCAATTACAAATTATAGAATCAACTACAGTGGATGATGCTTCAACTCAAACACTTGAATTTATAGAAAATAAATAATTATGGCAATTTTAGGTACAAATGTAATTTTATATTACTTCAATGGAACAACAAATATTCCATTTGCGGCTTCTACTAACTGTTCTTTTGAAGTCAGTGTAGACCAGGCTAATGTAACTTCTGCTACTTCTGCATGGTTTAAAGAGTTTAAAGTAGATACAGCCTCATGGACACTTAGTTGTGATGGATTAATAACATTAGGTGATTACGATTATAAAGATATGTTAGACCATCAGTTGTCAAGAACTCCTATAACGGTAAAATTTGCTATAGGAACAAGTACTCTATATACAATACAAGGAACAGCTAATATACAATCTATTAATCTTGCTGGCCCATTAGAATCAGTAGCAACCTATTCTGTAAGTCTACAAGGAACTGGAGCATATACAATATCCTAATATGAAACATCTTAGAGACTATATACTTATAATTGGATTTTTTTTCTTAGGCGTATTTGCTTATGAATCATGTCATAAGACCGATAAATTAGAGGATATTGACCTATCCAAGTATGTAAAAGTCAAAGAGGTGCATGATACTCTGTACACAAAAACGTACAGAAATAGGTACATAAAAGGGGATTCTATCCCTTTTGTGATTATAGCTACAGATACTACCACTATTCACGATACAGTACGCATACTAAACGATTATAATGCAGTTGTAGCTTATTCTGACACTATTAAACAAGATTCTAATATCTTTGTGATTAATGATACCATCAACCAAAATCGTATCAAGTCAAGGTCTTTTGAGGCCAAGATTACCGAAAAAACCATCTATGTTAAGGAGTTTTATGCAGAGAAAGCCAAGTATAGGCTTTATTACGGCATAAGAGGCGATTTTAGCCAATCTAATGGATTAGAAGTAGTAAGTCCTGGATTGATGTTAAATGCCAAAAATAAGGCTCTAATAGGCCTTAATCTTAATATTAATAAAAATAACAATATGAGTTACTCTGGTAGCTTGTATTTTAAAATAGGTAAAAAGTAACATGGCTCCAAAGAAAGACGTAAATGTAAGTGCTAATCCTCTACCGATTAGCTTTTCCCAATTTAGTAAAGACCCAATTAAGGGTACTATGTTTTTAGTTATCATAGGTATAACTGTCCTTTATGTAGACATTAGAGGCAACTTTAACAATCAAATAGACTCTCAAGACGCAAGGATTACTAATCTTGAGTATAAAGATAGCTTGAAAACGCAAGCGTTAATTGAGTGTAAAACAGCCCTAAGTTCAACGACTACTAAGTTAGAGACTCTTGATGCAATGGGTGCTATTAAATCATCTGTTAAATAATAGGCCATGAAATCAATTCTTTTAATTTTTGGGTTTCTAACGGTTACAGTTACAACAATTAATGTGACAGCTAAAAAAGAAGATACTAAGATTGCAGAAGATAAGGAGTTTGAACTGTTTATGAATGACTTTAACAGCACATTGACTAAGAATAAAGCTGTCCAAGTTAAAGCAGATAAGGCCAAAGATGCAATAGTAACGTCTACCGTTAGCAAGTTTGCAGAGATTAAGGAAGAGATGACCATACTAAAAACCGAACTAAATGAAGTTAAAGCAACTTTGGATAGTGTTAGCAATGATACTGCTGTCAGTTTCAAGCTACTCCCAATATCCCACTACAAAAAAAATTAAAGGTGATTCTGTAGTTATAATGACTATCGGTCAAGCAGATACCATCAATAAACTATATAAGTCCTATAACGATACAATAATCGCTTATAAGGACTCGTTAAAATCTAAAACAATAAAACATGATTCTATTTTCACTGTCTACAGCTATAAAGTTAGTACGCTTGAAAATTACAAGTATCGCTACGAAGCTAATCTCGAAACATATCGTAATAGAGAAAAAGAACTTGACAAGATGGATAAATACCATGCTTGGCAAAAAATAATCTTAATATTCTTAATTATTTTCCAATTTAGTCAATTATAATATGAAACAGTTTTTCCAAGAAGATAGTGGTAGATTTAGCATGAAGCGTTTATGCGGATTGCTATGTGTTATCGCATTATGTGTTACTATGTACCACAACAGTTTTAGTGAAGAGCATACTGCTCCAAGTGCAATACTTGTAGAATCAGTAGCTTTGTTAGCATTCGGTTGCTTAGGATTAACTTCAATAGAGAAAATATTTAAGAAAGATGCCTAAGAACGAAAAAATAATATTAACACTTGGCTTCCTATTATGGTTGCTAGGATTAGCATATTTTGTAAAACAAATGATTTAAGATGAAATTAACGCCACATTTTACATTAGCAGAGTTTACTCGTAGTGAGTCAGCTAAAAGACATGGAGTATCAAACGAACCAACTGCAGAGCATAAAGAAAACCTTATTGTTCTTTGTGAGAAGATATTAGAGCCAATTAGATTAAAGTTTGGCCCTATTAATATCTCATCTGGTTATAGAAGTAAAATATTAAATCATTATATAGGAGGTTCATTAAGTTCTCAACATTGTGAAGGCAAGGCTGCTGATATTGATATGGATGGCATGGGTAGTGTTAGTAACAAAGAAATATTTGAGTACATTCAAGTTAATCTTGATTTTGACCAAATGATTTGGGAGTTTGGAACAAAAGAAAATCCAGACTGGGTTCACGTTTCTTATAATGGAGCTAAAAATAGAAAGCAAGTGTTGAGAGCACTTAAGGTTAACGGCAAGACTGCCTACGCACCTTACAAATAGAACTAACCAAACCAACCAATATGGCATCTAAAAAAAATGTGCTTGTCATAGGAGATACGCACGAACCATTCTGTCATCCACTTTATAGGAACTTTTGCCTTGAAGTGGCTAATAAGTTTCAATGCTCCGAAGTAGTACATATCGGAGATGAAGTAGACAATCACGCAATCTCTTATCACGAATCAAAACCAGACGGTCATGGAGCTGGATATGAGGCTGATTTAGCTCAAGCAGCTATGTATAAATGGTACAAGGCTTTCCCTAACGTAAAAGTCTGTATCGGTAACCACTCAGCCCTACACAAAAGAAAGGCTCAAACAAGCGGTTTACCAGAACGATTTATCAAATCATACGAACAAGCATGGGATGCTCCTAAAGGCTGGAAATGGGCCTTAGAATGGGAAATAGACGGTGTTCTATATACTCATGGAACTGGTAGTTCTGGACAAGCTGGTGCAATCAATAGAGCAAGAGATGCTCGACAATCAACTGTTATAGGTCATATCCATAGTTTTGGTGGTGTTTTATACTCATCATCAGATAAGGACATGATATTCGGCATGAACGTAGGCTGTGGTATCGATATTGATGCCTATGCTATGGAATATTCACGACCTTTCCCCAAAAGACCAACATTGGGTTGCGGAGTGGTTTTAGATGGCGGAAGAGTTGCTATATTTGTACCGATGCCATTAGGCAGCAAGATTATTAGGTTGCCTAAGAAGTAACAATAGTTTAGTAAATATTTTAAAGTGTGTATTACATTGATAATCAATGCGGTATGCACTTTTTATTTCCATTAGAATTAAATCGTAAATTTGTATGAACAGAGAAGTAGACGTAAAGATTAACCAATTAATGAAGGAAAAGAATTACTTGGAAGCAAAACTTGAGTTGATTGTTAGAGAATTGCGGCTCACTGTTTTAAAAAATAGTATCAAAAATGTTAATGCACATCATACAATTAACGGAAGATGAAGATGAAAGCTATGAGTTCCAGGATAACTCCGAGGAATCAGATGCTTATATCAACATTTATCAAGTAGTTAGCGTTACTGCTGATGATGAGAATGATGAAAGGTGCTTTGTTTATATGACAAATGAAGATTACTTCTATGTGAACGAACCAGTAAATAGTTTTATAATGAGGTATCAAGCAATGCTTTATGGCTCAGTTTTAACTAAATTTTATGATAGTTCTAATAAACAGAATTAAGATGCTCTCTCATAGGTGTTTGGTTGGTTTTGGTGAAGGCTCCAGGTAAAATCTGGGGCTTTTTTTATAATAAAAAAGGGACAGTAGAAACTGCCCCTCATACCTATTATCTACAAAACACAACACTTTATTTTTTATTATACTCCTTTAAGGCGTAAGTAACTATTGCTGCAATAGAAAGTACATACAAACCTCTGAATGTAATATGCCAAGATATTGGATTCCACTCGCCTACTAAAAAGGCAAAAGGGATATATAACATTACCATTAAGGCAATCATTCCAATCAAGGCTTCAAGTATATTTTTCATAATAATTAATTTAGAAAGGTAATTTTTCTTTTACTTCGCCATCTGGCTTCCATGGGTCAATTTCCACATAGAAATCTGATTCACCAGGATTGTGAGACTTCTTCATCTTTACTAAGATGTTAGCCCATCCTTTGTTATCAGCAGCAAATTCATTTAGCTTCTGTAGGTCTTGTGGGCCTAAAGAGATTTTTCTTAAACTACCGAATGCTGTTGTTAGTGTGAAGCATCTCCCAAGGTAGAGTTCTTTTGATTTAGACATTTTGTTTGGTTTTTATTGTTATAAACTTTTCTTTAATTGCTCTTTTAACTTAGTGAGGTAAAGACTAAAGTCTAATGCCTCCTCTATAGCGTGTTCAATCCATTGTTCTGTTATTAGGTCATTTCTGTCAAGGTCGGTTCCGTATTTTTCAAAGCCAATCCTTGCTCTGTCTTTTAAACGATTGATAACATTCTCAACGACTGAATCGTACTCGTAGTTATTCTGCATCTTTTTTATATTTTTTTACTTGTGCTTTTAAGGCTTCTCTCCACTTTAAGTCTACAGTACCATCATCCAAGATGTCTTGAATAAGCTGTATTGTCTCGTTAGATACAAACTCTTTAGCTTTCTTTGTAGCTTTTACTACTTTTTCTTCTTTGTTTTCTAATTCTAAGTTTTCCATAATTTAATTTTTATCTGCCTTGGCCTCTGTATTGTTTAGGCTTCGGACTGTGTTTATTGTAAGATTTTTTAGCCCTACCCATTTTTCGCTTCCCGAAATTCTTTTTCTGATTCCCTCCAGCAGAAGATTTTAGTTTCGCCATCTTTAAATATTTCTAATTTTATTGTTTCATCTGATGTCTGGCTACATAACATACTTGCTCCTCCTGCTAATCCTAACTGAGTTAAAAAAGTAAACTGCTCTGGACTAATCCTATCGCCTAACTTCTTAATCTCACAAGCTACAAACTGACCATGTTTCTTATCATAACCGATTATATCTGGAACTCCTTTTCTACCAATAAACGCCCTACCTTTTACAGCAAGGTTATTATTTCTCCATACTTCCATCCCTCTTTGTCCTAAATAGTCAATCATCATTTTGGTCAGCTCGGAAGCTGTTTTGTATGTTGCCATAAACCAAAGTTACAATATATTTATATATATTATACATAACGAATCATCTCCTCTATTGGAACTTGCACATATTTGACGTTTCCTTCGACCTTAGTATTGTTCACTCTAAAGTATCTACGAGCCTTTTTTCTTAGCATTTCTGACCTCATAAAGTATATCCTATCCCTTAAATCAAAGTTAATAGCAAAGAACTCTACATTTTTATCAGCTATCCCAGATGGTTGATTGTCTCTTTCATATTCTAACCACATAAACCCATCTATTAATGCTGTAGGCATCTGTATTACTAAAATCTTAGTGTTCTTAGCAAATAACTTAATAGCTTGATAGGTACCATCAGCATTACGAGCTTCTTCTATCTCGAACTTACGTCTGTTCCTATAGCCATTATGCTTACCCATTAGAATAATCTATAAATGTCATTGTTTCTGGTAAAAATCTAAGCGGCAAGTTTTTTGTTGTGCCATGTCTATTCTTCTCAACCTTACAGATAACTAAATCATTTGTAGCATATTCTGTGCCACCAATTTCTATTGGGTTAGTCATCTCATAGTAATTAGGCCTCATAAGCATAATAACTGCATCAGCGTCTTGCTCAATAGAACCAGATTCTCTAAGGTCTGATAGCTGTGGCATCTTATCTCCTCTTTCCTCTACTCTACGAGATAATTGAGATAGGGCGATAATCGGTACTTGTAACTCTTTTGCTAAAGATTTAAGGCTTCTGCTTATTAAACTTACCTCCTGCTCTCGGTTTTGGTTGTTTTTGCCTTGTCCACTCATAAGCTGTAGGTAGTCGATAAAGATTACTTTAATGCCATACTTCTGCTTCATAATGGTTGCCTTTGCTCTAAGTTGCGAAATACTTATACCGCCCATATCTTCAATATGTAGAGGGGAAAGTAATATCTTATCATCAGTTTTTAGTAGTATCTTTCTTTCTGCGTCATTCAAATTATTCATTCTAAGGCGTTTTAACGGTATCTCACTCGTTATTGACTCTAACCTTTCAACTAACTGCTCGGAGCTCATTTCGAGGCTAAAAATGGCCGTAGGAATCTTATTTAGGATACATAGGTGGTAAATACTTGAAAGCATAAAAGCTGTCTTACCCATACCTGGTCTTGCAGCTATGACTACAAAGTCTGGTCTGCACCATCCAGCTAAGGTATTATTAAGCTCACTAAATCCAGTATCATAACCTAATAATTCTCCGCTTTGTGCCTTGTCTCTTGAGTAGTTTAACGATAAAATGACATCTGTTATTGTCTTTTCATGGATATTACCATACTCTTGTAAAGCTATAAGTTTACCGTTGACCATGCTGAGTAAATCTATTGCTTGACTATCGTTGTCTAAGCATTCATATTCGCTTTGTTTAAACAGCATAAATGCTTCTCGTTTCTTGTAAACCTCAATAAGCATCTCAATATGGCTGTTGACATTATGTGCTCCAGTTACATTATCAGTTAACTTTGATAGGTAAAATGCACCTCCTAATTCTTTATACGCCTCATCATCTTTAAGTTTTTGGTTTAGGGTGGTAATATCTACATAAACACCATCATCATACATCTTTTTTACTACGTCAAAGATTTTTTGGTGGCCTAAATCATAGAATACCAGATTTTTTAAGTGTCCAACTGCTAATGGCAATGTTCTTTTATCCATCAATATTGCACCAAGTATGCTTTTTTCTAACTCTCTGCTCTGTGGTAGTGTTACTAATTCCATTATTTAAGGCTGATTTTAGTTGTTTGTTGTGTAGTAGGTGTAAACTGATTACTATTTCTCTTCCAAGTTCTTACTGCTGCTTTCCAATCCTTCATAGGATTTTTACCTATGAGCCATCCTCTTGCTTCGTAATGATCTATAAATTGTGAGCCATCTAAAGTGAATCCAATTTCCTTAGAATATTCATTTATTTGTTCAGCAGTAGGCCTTATAAATGTATTCTTATTGTTAGTATTATTGTTAGGTAAAGTTTTTTTACCAGTTTCGGTAAAGTTTTTTGACCGTTCAAGTAAAGTTTCTTTACCATCGGTAAACTTTTTGTAATCGTTTAAATAATCTAAGAATACTGACGCAATGCGTAAGTGTTTAGTGGCTGGATTTTTGACTATAAGGTCTTTCTCTACCAACTTAGTGATTATGTTTAGAACAGCTTGTTTTGATAGGTCTAAATCGTTTGCCATGGTATCTTTAGACATATAGCACCAATGAGATTCATTATTCTGCATACGCATAATCGTATCTAATACGCAGTAATCATTACAAGACAAGCTAAAGTGCTTCCTTATAGGATGAATTATTGTTGTGTAAAATTGTGACATAAGGTTATTTTTTAATACGAAACACTACTAATCGATTTTGATAGGTAAATCTTTTCTTTTGTAGTGGGTTAAGTGCTTCTCGTATTGCTTGTGCGTTAATGTTGGTCTTTCTGTTTGCTGCTGCTATGGATATAAATTGCTCTTCTTCTTTGTTATCAAGGTAAATCATCCTAACCTTAATAGAGTTCTCGAATCCTCTTGGTTCCAAATCTAATCCCATTGATGATGCGTTTAAGTTCGTAAATAAGGTTTGCTGTAAATAGTATTGTAAATGCTAATGGCAATGAAATTAGTGTAAACTTTACTAACTCATAGATAAATATTAGTTTTTTGTTCATAAGTAAAGATTAAAATAACCACCCCAAGTTCCCGTAATTACTATCTGGTTAAAAATATTTAATTTCTTGAGGTGGTATAAGTTTACTATTTGCCTTTAGGCGTAATAGGTGTTGTAGGTTTTTTGACATCTTTATTTAGCCAGGTCAATAAAGTATCTGCTCTTTCAAACAAATTACTATCCATTCCGCTACTTAAAGCTACCCATAGAGCAAACTGCTCATTGTTCATTGTTGGTTGGTTCATATTATTTTTTTAGTGAGATTTTAAATGTGGTTGTGCTATACTTAGGAGCTGGGTAAATCATCTCACCAGTCTCTGGGTCAACCAATGGGTCTTTAATAGTTTTAAGTAATGACTCTCTTTCTTTCTGCTTAAACTTAATAGCTTCTAATTCTTGGTTCATTTTAAGCCAAGTATAGTCGCCATCATAAGCATACTTTACTCCAGATTCAAACTTACTAACTTCTGCACCTAATACTTCTGCTTTGCCTTGAGGATGAGAGGAGAGTATATCTACCACATCTTCCTTTAAATCAGCTCTTATGCCATCTAAAAGCTGAATGATAGCCTCTGCTTTAACAAGCATCTCAAGTGGATTGTCGCCAGTCTCTCTAAAATGCTGTACGATAGTTTGTTTTAGCAATTCAATGCTAAACTTTGATGGCTCGATAGAACTAAGTTCTACTTTTGGTAATAATTCTAAACTCATAGTTTTATTTTTTGGTTAGGTTTTCTTTTTTCATAGACAATAACTTCTTTAAAGTTTCGTTACTATCAAATAATTGCTTATATCCAAAGTACAAATCAGTAAGTTGTTTTACTTTAGTACACTTAGCAATCTCCATCTTAATAGCATCAATATCTATTTCTTCTTCTTCTACAATCTCTGCTACAACTTCTTGTACTGTCTGAGAAGGTTTTTTAGGGGTCTCTACTGCAAAGTCCATCTCTTCTGCTGGTGTAGCTTCGAATCCTGCAGCCTTCATCAACCATGCAAGTAAGTTACGATACGCCTTACCGATTGCTCTTGTTTGTGCCATTGATAAGATTGCGTACTCATCAAATCTCTTTTTGCTATGCTCAAAGTTGCTACAGATTGCTACTCCAGTAGCTACTAACTGACCAGTATTAATATTTCGTACTTCGCATTTAGCCATGTACTTTATTTCTACTTGACCAGGTTCTGTGCCTCTTCGAGTTAAGTCCGTAGTTTCTGTGATAATCGGCATTAACCCTAAAGAAGCTCCAGCGAATTGCCATCCTTCAACATTAACGAATTGCTTTCCTTGAATGTTGCTTGACAATCCTTTTTCTTTGATAAGTTTCGCTAAATCTTTAGATAAGTTTAGCATTGAGTCTGAGTTGATTAAATCAAACCTTGGTTGATTAGTTAGTTCTGTGCTCATAATTTAGTTTTTTGGTTGTGTTTATTGGTTGGTTAAAATAAGATGCTTCTACTACTGGAGTGCGTTCCCAATAGTTTAATAATCTGCTTAAAAGGTTGTAAGACTCTTGGCTATAGTTTACTTCGTGTAAAATCTTAGCTGCAAATAATTTTTTGTCTTGTTCTGGTAGTTCATGAAATGTAGAATACATAGTGTTTGTTTTTATTTGTCTGAATATAATTTAGGTACCTTAATCTTCTTTCTTACTTCTTGATATTTCTCCATGTAATATGGCACTACTTCAACATCGTTTGCAAAAGTGTTTATGCCATGTAAAACTGTTGTCCTATCTCTTTTAAAGTATGGGGCAATTTGGGCGGATTTTTGTTTATAGTGAACATGAAGGATATAAAAGCACATATTTCGTGCAAGTACATTGTCTCTATATCTACCTTTATTTGTAACCATAATAGGCCTTATCTTAAAAACATTAGCCGCATGATTAATTACATTGTCTACTATTGCCTTATCTACCTCATAGTTTTTTGGTCTTAGTAAAGACTTGCGTGTCATTCTAAATTTCGCTATAGTCATTAATTTGGTTTTTTAGTGCTTCTAATTTATTTGCGTAGTAAGTTTTTACTATCTCAACTGTCTCGTAGTCGTGCTTATCTAAACGAGTTTTTAATAGATATGGCGAAAGTCCAGTGATAGCACATATTTTTTTCATATCTCCATGTCTCAGCATTGCTCTATAATCCGTTACTTGAATCATCTTGTAGTTGGTTGTTTTGGTTAATTAATACTTGTCCTGCCTCTGTTAATGGTCTACAGAATAATGTGAACGCCTTATCTCCGTCTTGGAATGTTACAGTTGTCTCTTCTGTATTAGCAAGTACTAATCTAATAGCTGGTTCCTGGCCATCTATCTTTTCGTTAGTTGCTGCGAATACTTGTGGCTCATTATCGCCAAACTTAAAGCACCACTCACAAGGGAAAATAGGTGTTAATTCTCTTTCTACTAATTCTAATTCTTGGTTGTCCATGTTTATTTGTTTTTGTTATAAATTTTTAAGTGTCTGTCTATTCCTTGTACTGCTGCATCAAGTGAGGCGTAATAGCTATGTCTCCAGTAAAACCATTTACCATTTAGTATCATGTTATCCCATTTGATAATCATGCCTTTGTAGGTGTATTGTTTTGAGATTCTGCCGTTGCTGTTTACATAAGTAAACTCTTCTTTGATGCCTTTCTTCTTTTGTTCAAGGGATAGTTTTTGATTCATTTGTTTAGTTTGATGGGATTAGTACCTCGAACAATACTTTCTCTTGACTCTTAGGTTGTCCTTTAATCATGTTGCTGTATATTGAATACGCCTTATCATAATCTTTGGACATTGACCCAGAGACAATCATTCCGTCTTGTCTGGTAAAATAAAAAGTTTCGTTTAGTAAAAAGTCAAGTTCTTCGATAAATTGTAGGTTTTTCATGTTATAGGTTTTTTGGTGTTGTTGTTGTTTCTTCGTTGGTTTCTTCTTCATCTTCCCAGTCGCAGTACTCTAAGCATTCTGGACATAGGTTAATTTCTGGGTAATTGGTATGAGCTCCACAGCAAGTAGAAAATGGCATATCTAAGGATTTTTGGTGTTTAGTTTAGATAATCGGCTGAAATAAGTTTTTGGGTCTCCTATTTTAGCCTTGCTCATGTTACTTTCATACTCCAATGGGTGTATGCAGTTTTTTGTCTCGTGATTGTAATAGGCTTGTTCGCCTTTGTCAATGAGTATGCCAGTTATGGCACATTTCATTGGATGGGTTAAGGTAATTAATTGGTGCATGGGTTTTTTGTTTTGGTTTGGTAAAATTATATATTATTTGTGATAATTTAATTTATTTTAGTTAATTTTTTGTTAATT